ATGCCAGCGACCTCTGACCGCGTGCCTTATGAGGTAGCACCTGCACGCGACACGCAGCCGCATTGGGCTTCGTGGGTAGGTAATAAGGACAAGAAGGGTCGTACTTATGCGGTGCAGGAAGGGCTGCGCAATGTGCTGGCAGTGCTGAAAGGCAAATACAAGTATATCGAGCCTACCGCCCAAACTATGAAACGGGCTTGGGAGACGGACATCGAAACAGGCTTTGAGGGTGCTCCTCAGCTCTACGACCTGATCGTAAACCCTGCTGAGAGACACAATATCGCTGGTCGGCAGCCTGCATTAGTTAAGGAGTTTGAGGAAGTGATCAGAGGAGAGAGAGGAAGGCATTAGCATTTTATTTTTAAAGGTTGTTATTTAGAATTTGTTAAAAACAATACAAAGTCTACAATTAAAAGTTAAAAACAATCTTAAACTTTGTTAACTTACTTGACAAAGAGGAGAATATCTTATAACTTTGTCGCAAAATTCTAAAATCTTTAATCATTTTTATTATGAAAAAATCAGTACAAATCTTTTTAGAACTTATCTCAGCTATTACACTTTACTTGTTTATAAATTCAATAGCCTATGGAGATCATTTGGTAACCCTACCCCTGTACTTAACAGGAGTAGTGATTATGAGTTATCTCTTTGTAAGAGAGAGACCCCAAGAATGCCTACAAAGTGCCTTACGCATTGTTCTTCCGTTTACGGGGTTAATGCTTATTGCAGGGAGTCTGCCTGATGCACATTTCAGTTTAGCTCTGATTTATATTGTGAGCACAGGGGCAGCTTTTTTATTAGGAATGCTCATTGCCACCGTGAGCAAGACGTACCAGAAGATAGGCTTATCGGCATTGACTTTTCTGCTGGTAGTTGCCGTACGGTTGTCGTTTTCAGCGGAGTTTCAATATTTGATAGGCGTACATTGGTATACCTTAGGAAGTTAATCATCTAATAGAATATAGAAAGAGGTTGCTCAGAAGTCTGGGCAACCTTTTTTATGCTTTGTTACTTATAAAATATTTTTTTTGTATCTTTGGGTTTTATTGTTGAACTATTTGATAAATTAAACATTTATGTTGTGAATTGCTTTCAAATTTTGTAGTTTTGTGATTGATAACAACGTGCACCCCGATAGGTAAGCTCTCACGTTCGTTGTGAATTGCTTTCAAATTTTGTAGTTTTGTGATTGATAACAACCAGACTTTCGTTCTTTTCAAACAAGCGGTTGTTGTGAATTGCTTTCAAATTTTGTAGTTTTGTGATTGATAACAACCTCCAGCCCTACAAAGAAGCCCAATACATCGTTGTGAATTGCTTTCAAATTTTGTAGTTTTGTGATTGATAACAACATATCAGCAGGGGCAAATGTTTAACCAGTAGTTGTGAATTGCTTTCAAATTTCGTAGTTTTGTGATTGATAACAACTACACGTGAATTACAACGGCTTCTATGAGGTTGTGAATTGCTTTCAAATTTTGTAGTTTTGTGATTGATAACAACTACGGTTCATATACAACTTGTGTCCCTCGAGTTGTGAATTGCTTTCAAATTTCGTAGTTTTGTGATTGATAACAACGAAAAGGCAAAATTATTAACGGAAAATTTAGTTGTGAATTGCTTTCAAATTTTGTAGTTTTGTGATTGATAACAACCTCAATCTTTTAAAGGTTTTAGTATCAATCAGTTTTACTGAAAAATAGTACTAAAAAACCTCCTATTTTACCTTTGTTTATAAGGCTAAAGAGGAGGTTTTTATTTTCCTATAATTCTTAAAAAAGACTTTTATGCTTTGGTAATATTTCCTAAGCGGTCTACTTTTAGTTTGATACAAACTTCTTTTATTCTACTGTCTATAATCCGCAAAACGAAATGTACCAATTTACAAAATGAAATGTACATTTTTTGAGCGGGGGCTGAACGGGGCAAAGGTAATAAAAAAACACGGATATGTGGTATGGCTATCCGTGTTTTTTTTGTGCCTATACTATTATATAGGGTAGTTGGCTGTAAGTACTTCTATACGCTTCTTTCCTGTGCTATTGCTGCTACCTAAATGCATTGACACTTCTTTTTGATACCAACCGTGCTGCTGTACGTATTTGGTTAGCTCTTCATTGTGGTAGGAGCTTAATAGAAACTTGCCTTTGAGGGTAGCAAGGGTAGTTAATAACTCGTTAAAATGCTCTTGTTCATAACCTCCATAGTGTCCTTGTTTAGCACCTACATAGGGTGGGTCTATATAGTGAAAGGTGTTGGAGGTGTCGTGGTGGGTGAGGACTTCGGTGGCATCGTTGTTATCAATTTGTACGCCTCGCAGGCGAGCGGAGTAGGTGTCGGTAAAGTTGGTAATTTTGTTATTGAGGGCTGACACATTCTTGCTGTTGGTTGTGATACGGCAGTTACCTACTTGGTTAGAGTAACCGCAGTTAGTGGCGTACCAAAATGCCCACGCTTGTTGCACTTCAGTAAAAGCAAAAGGTGCGTGGTAGATTACCAATGCGGCTTTGTAGGCTTCTCGGCTAACTACAGACCGCTCTATAAGGGTTTTAAGCTCTGCAAAGCGGTTTTGCAGAACCTTGTAGAAGGTATATACATTAGCATTAAAGTCGTTGATAATTTCGGTTTTGACGGGCTGTTTTGCCCAAAAGACTGCACCTCCACCGAAAAAGGCTTCGGTGTAGATGGCGTGTTCGGGGATAAGAGGCAGGATATGTGGCAGCATTGTCTGCTTACCTCCATAGTAGGATATTGGCGTGCGTTGCCAGATTTTTGATATGGGTTTCATTGTTTCTTTAGTATTTAAAAATCATTAAATCTTCGTAGGTACTTGAGTAATTGACACTCGTACTGACGATTACTCGTGCAGTGTCGTTGAACGGACTGGGGAGGTCATATTCGTTGGCAAGAAAATCGAAAAGGTCTAAGAGTTGCCCTTTGTTACTACCAAAATAGACATACTGAGACATTGTATTAAGTGCTTTGACGATATGTAAGTAGTCTTTTAGCTTCCAATTTTGTGCGCCTGCATAAGAACTGATGTCGGTGGAAAGATAGGGCGGGTCAAGAATAAATACAGTATTGGGAGTGTGTTCAAACTCTGCTATAAGGTTGCTATAGTCGGTTTGACGGCGTTCTACTCCTGCAAGATAACCATCAGCATTGTAGGGTGTTTGAGAAACTTTAGCATAAAATCCGTCTTTAGCAAGGGCTTCCAAGCTGGTGGCGTACTTGCCGCTGAAAAGGAGATTGGCAGAGAAGGTAATATAATCTAAGGCTTCAGGCGGGTATTGGTGGAGGACTTCTAAAATAGCAGGTTTTACTTCATTGATGCGTGTTCCTTTGGGGTAATTTGCAACAATGGGGCGTAATTTAGCGATGATTTCGTTAGTGGTAGGTATGAGTGCCAATCGGTGAGCGAAGTCGTCGTAATCGTTCCATATTACGCGGGCGTTGGGATGAGTGGTTTTGATGGTGTGGGAGAGCAAGCCTGAACCGCCGAATAGGTCGATGTAGGTGGCGTTGGCAGGGAAGTGTTTTAGGGCTTCTTTGAAGTGTTTGACAAATTTTCGCTTTTGCCCTTGAAAAGGTAATGGTGATGTAGTGTGATTTTTCATTTTTTTAGTGTTAGTATTTGGTTTATCTTCGGTTAGTGTTCGGTTAGTGTTCGGTGCAAGCCGCACTGGTAGTGTTTTTTTGGTGTTTTAAAAAATAGTTGTACTTTTGCAGTCCCCAACTTATAGGAAACAAAAAGCACGCTGACGCAGAAGACATATTGTCCTCCGCAGTCAGCGTGCTGATGTTTCTATGAATAAGTTGGGGAACTTTAGTGGAAAAGCGGAGGACATTTTTTATACTGCTTGTCCTCCTATTTTAGCAGTGCTTTAAAAGCGTTTTAAAAGCTGTTTAAATTCTTATTAAATCTTCCACCGAAACGGCTTGTATTTCCAACATATATAGACTAACAAGGCGAGTAGTAGCAAGAGCCAAAGGGTATGCCTTACGGGGCTACTTTTCACTTGTTTGTTCACTTGTTTGTGTTGGGTATATTTGTGCTTTTGCGCTTCGGTTTTTGTCTGTATCTTCGTATTATATAAAAGGGTACTGTCAGCCTGCTGTAGGCTCTTAGAATGGGTGTTGGTAGCTTTAATCTTTACCTTTCCGTTGAGTACTCTTATAACTTCATTATCGCCGTCACGAATGCGGGTGTAGATAAGTTCACGTGGTTTGCCTACACTATCGGTGAGGCTTTCGAGTTCGAGTTCAAAGGACTGGTCGGACTGGTGGGACAAGTCTGTTTTGCGACCTTCATAGGCAAAAAGCTGTGAACTATCCTTGTAATGGATAAAATGCTCTTTCTGGGCGTGACGTTGTTCGGTAGAGGTGACCTTGCGAGTGCGGCAACCTACTAATGCGAGGAACGCCAATAATAATAGGGTTAATTTTCTCATTTGCTAATGTTTTTGTATTCGTCTTTAGCGTTAAAACAAGGGCAGGCTTTGGCTACTCCTGGGAAGTCTCGGTGTCCTAAAATATCGGCTTGTGGGTACAAAGCCTTTAACTCTTTTAGGAGCTTCTTTAAGGATTCTTTTTGGGCTTGCGTACGGGTGTCTTTGGGTTGGAGAGTATTTTTATCTATCCCTCCAATATAACAGATACCGATGCTGTCCTTATTGTGTCCTTCTACGTGGGCAGGTATCTTGTTCACGTCTCTGCCCTCTTCAACCGTGCCGTCGAGGCGTACAATGTAGTTGTAACCTATCTCATTAAAACCTCTTTGTTTGTGCCATAGGTCGATATCTTTGACGGTTTGGTCTCTGCCCTCTGGTGTAGCGGAGCAGTGTACTACGAGGTAGCGGATGTTGCGTGTACTTTTTTTCATTGGGTTATTAGAGTATTAAGGTGAATAATATAGTAAGGGTTATGGTTATTGCCAAAGGGTTTACCCATAATACCCATTGGGCATTGTAGCTTTTAGGCTCTGGAGTTACACACCTTTGAAAGGCTTCATACTGCCAACGTTGGGTATCGTCAAGCAGGGGAAAGTCTTTGTCTGTAAGTGGGCAAAAGTGAAAGTACCCAAAGCCAAAGAAACAAGCTACTGCAAGCAAGGGCAAGAGTATGTATAGCCAGCTATAAAGCTCGGCACAAACAATAAGTCCTCCAATGAGTATTAAGGGTAATATAATGTTGGCAGAACGGGTAAAACTTCTTATTTTACCTGCAAATGGCACTATATAACTGAGTGCAAATAGTTTGATGATGTGTTTTCGCATATATTTTTTCATATTCTTTTAGATTTTAAGGATAACCAGCTGGGCGATTCTCTAATAATGAAATCCTACTTTCTAAATCGCCTACTTTATTAAACAGATTTTGAAAGTCTTCAAATAAAGTAGTCAAGCTATTTCCATTAACCCTTACCGTTTGCGCATTAAAATTTATACTATCTTGTGCAATTAATGATATTGTTTTATATCCAGATATATTAGCATTCATTGAATCATCACCACGAAAATTTATATCTTGAGCATGAACATCAAAGAATTGTACATGTCCTAAACTACCTCTTAAATAGATACCCTGATTGGTTTCTAAGGCAATATTAACTCCAGATACTATATCAACTCCTTTTCCAAAAAATTTGAGAAGTTCCTCACTTGAGTGGATGTATAGAGATTTAGAGGAAATATCCATCCTGCCTAAAGGATTAGATATGGATATTTGTGAATTTTCAAAAAAACTAACGAGTTGTTTTAATTTTTCAAAAAATTCGTCTTTATCCATTTTTCCATTTATTATTGTTGCCAAATCCTTGTTGTTCTTAACTTGGGTAACAATTTCTTGAAGAGTATCAAGGGAGGTGTCGTCTACGTTTAGGGTAGTCTCTACTTGTCCCATTTTGGTTTGCAGTCCGTCAATAGCCTCTTTCAGCTGTTGTCCTGTGCCTTCATATCCGCCTTTGGGTAACAAGCCCGATACATCAGTAGGCTGCAAGTCCTCTAACTTCTGCTTGAGCTCGTTGGTGAAGTCATTAGATGATAAACCTTTACCTTCCTCTTTGTTTACTTTTTTGTCGATGAGCTCTTGTAGCTTGGTATTAGATTTTAGAAGAGTAACAATTTCCTGCAAGGTGTCGAGGTTTACATCATCTACTTGTAAGATGGTATGAATGGCTTGTATTTGGTTTTTCAACTCATCGAAGAGGGCACGGTGGGCATTGGTGTCATTGATGTGATTGAGCAGCTGCCCTGCTGAGGCGGTGCTCTCAATTGCTCTGCTAAGCCCCTCAATGTTGCTCATTGGAATTTGTTCGCTTTTATGCCAAAAACTGTCAATCCAAGCAGCGAAATGTTCTTGCGCGGGTTTCATTAAGTTAGAAAACCACTTTTTTAATGTCTTTTTTGGTGTCATATTACTAAAAATATTAAGTTATTACTTATTAGTTAAAGCCGATGTACTCTATGAATTGCACCACGCGGTAAGGTGGCATATTGTTATGGGGCTGGTCGCCACCAACTGAGGAGGTATTTTGATTATAATAAGCATCATATGTACCACTATTCCAATTACGCCCTCCTAAAAGCCCTCCTCCTCCATAACGATTGTAGAGACTCTCACTACCTTGTTGGTGATTGTGAGCAGGCATTTCCTCAATAGTGAGTTTGTGAGAACGTTCGCCTCCTTGTTTAAGGATCTGATTAAGACCATAGTCTTGAACATCTTCGGGTTTCTTAACGTAGTCAGGGTCAAGACCTATCGGCATTTTACCTCGCAGGTTCACGTATTCTCTCCAGCCTGTGGGTATTTCATTCGCTGGTTTACCCCATAAGGCGATGAGTCCAATAGGCACGGCTTGCTTTTGTTTTTTGAGTTTTTCGACTTCGTCTTTTAACTCTTTCAACGCTTTATTTTCAGCTTTATTTTTTCCTAAATTTTGTAGGTTAGTAACGCGTTGAAAGTCTTCCCAATTGTAAGTCTTTTCGGGGGTAGAGAGACCAAAAGCGGCTGTGCGAATGTTTTCTAAGGGACGGAGGAAGCCATCGTCAAAGGTTACTTCGTTAGTTTCCTCTTTGATGATAACGGTATCTCCTTTCGCACCTCCTTCAAAGGGGAAAAGTTCTCCATTAATAAAGACAGTGCCAGGGGTGATGGTGTTGCCTATCTCCTCGCAACCTGAGATAATTGCCTTATTGCCTGCCATACTTCCTAAGCTATTGAAGAGGCGGTAGCTGTTCTGCATAAAGGCAAGGAACGCCACATCAAAAGGATAGCCTGCGTTGTGTTCTGTATTTATTGTATTCATAATCCTCTCCCCGTTCCCCTCCCCGAAAGAGAGGGGCAATCCGCACGGGGTAACGGTTTTAGTTATGATTTATCTCCCATCGTTTGCCCGCGAGCTTGTAGAAGTTCACGAGGGCTTCAAGTTTATATTTGTCGTATGTTAAGTCCTTGGGGAGGACTACTATAAAATCTACTCCGCCGTCAATGTAACTACCTCGTTGATAGAGGAAGATTTTGCCTAAATATAGGGGTTTATTAGCACTGCGGGGATAGATATACAATCTTTGTTTCTGCCTGCCGTCCTCGATACGGATACGCCGTTGTTCGTCATCAAACTCATCATTAAGAGCCTTGCGCAAATAGCATACTTGGCTGTTGTGTGCCAAGTTGTACAAGTCGGCTTGGCGAGCTCGCTGAAAGTCGTACAGCAGTTTGTGAAAAGGCGTTGCCAACATACGCAACCACGCTATGAGCTTCGGCTTTCGCAAAAAGGTGGGGGTAAGCAGTACAAGTAGTTTGTCGATGTTTAGGTTATACATTGCTGACATAAGAGATGTCGTTAAAGTTATCAATGGTAAAGTAGCCCGCGGTGGGTATTTTGCTTATCTCTATCGTTTCAAAAGCTCCGTAGTCTCCACTACTGGTGATGTTCTTACTTTGTGCCAATACCAAATGCGGTATTTTCACTCCTTCGGCTTGTTGTAGCGCATCAATAAGGTGTGCTAATACGAGCTCACCATTGAATGGCAACCTTTTTAAGTAGCTTTTTATAGCCTCTTCTACTGGCTTGGTAGCGTGGATGATACTTTGTCCGTTACTATCTAATACCAAAGGGTCATAGACGATTTTCATTTGCAGGTGCAGTATATCGGGCTGATAGTTCACTACCGATAGGCGTACGCCCGCGTCTTTGATTTCTTGCAAGTAGGCGGCAAAGGCTTGCTTTTGGGCATCACTGATAGGTTGGAGCGTGTCGCCCTGTTCGCCTGCTATTTTGACTATCAAACGCCCCTCGTTTTTGCTTTCTATCACTGCCGAGTACTTCACTATCTTGCTGGCTTCTATCTGTTCCTCTGTATGTCCTTGGTTATTGAACTTATCGCTGTCGGGCAATAGGTCAAACCCGTATTGGAAGGCAAGGGCTTTGCTTCTGTACCAACGTGCTGTGTGGGGTTTGAGTTCGGTAAGGCGTTTGTCTATATCCGCTCTATGATGGTCGAATAGCTTCTCTAAGCTCCATATTGCCACCGCTATAATATAGACCCACAAGCGCCAAATCGCTACTTTGGAAGTGCTATTGAGACTTTCCAATGCAGGCTCTTGTGCTTTGGCTTGCAGGATAAGGTTTTGTATCTCTTGAATGCTTCGTGCCATAGTTATTGTTGTGTTACTACAAAGTCTAAGTTAATCGCCCAAATACTGATACCCTCAAGGCGTTTAGCTACTTGCTCATCTTCCTTAGAAAAGGCGGTTGCTGGCTGTAAGTTCTTTGCAGTGTAGTAGGCTAATATATCTTTGTTAGTGAACGCTTCTGCGGGTAGTACTAAGGTATTGCCTGCCACTACCTCATCGGTGATGTTGAGGGCGTTATCTTTAGCCAATTCAAAGACGCTCTCAATAGTACCCGTATGCTGTAGGGCGAGGTCGAGGAGCGACTGATTATGTAGGACTGTTATCTGCATTATCTTGGTTATTTAATTGCTTGTGTGGCTCGCACTCATCTAATTCAAAGGTTTTGTAAAACTTCTTATTAATAATCTTGAGTAGCACCTTTGCAAATCGAAAGCCTAAGCTGTCTAAGTTCTCTAAGAGGCTCACTACTAATTGCCATATAATGGCGATGAGCATTACCCAATAGAGCCAGTGAAAGGGGTCGAACTCAAAACCGCCAAGACTTGGAAACTCTACATTAGCCGAGAAGGTATGCAGTATATAGATAGGCACAAGATAGGTGGCTATCTTCAACAACATACGCCCAAACTTACGACTCTCGTGCTTCTCGCCCCTCTTTCGGGAGGCTTGTACCCCCGTGATCCACTCAAAGATAAGTAGCACTACATAAGCAGTTAGGAATAAATGGTTAAAACCAAATAAGAAGTGCACGGTGGCAAATAGTAATGATAGTATAACGTCCATTTTGATAAATAGCATTGAAAAAGTGTGACCAAAGGATGATTGCAGGAAGTCGTGAGAGTCCCTAAAGCCAAATCCTTGTAAGATGTAGTTGAGTTTTGTCATATTATTATTTTGTTTTTAGCTAATTGAGCCCTTGCCCACACTTGTTGTAGCACCAGTTTGGGCGGTGGCTGTTCCTGCCGTGCTTACGGATATACCTGCGGCTACGGTTACCTCGCCACTCTTGACGAATGCATCAATAAGAGAGGCTAAGCGTTCGGCATATTCCTACATACTCGGTTCGGTTTTGCTTTGCATATCCTGCTGTAGGGCAATAATGCCTTGTTGAAGGGCTTGTTTGTTTAGTGCCATAGTTTAATTATATTGTCCATCAATTAGTAATTTGCCGTCCTCTTGTAGGGCTACATCGTTAATCTGCATACCGTCATACTCCAACTGTTTTTTTATTTCAATGAGTACTTCGGTATAGAGGTCATCGGCGAGCATTTGGGCGATGCCTACCCCTACTTCGGGGTGCTCTTTCCATTCACCCTTCTCAGTAGTAAGGATAGCCTTTTGCTGTTGGTCATCAGAGTACCCCACCTCAAAATCACCTGCTAATAGGCGCAAATCGTTTTCCTCATCTATTAGTATATCTTTCATTAAGCTGTCTGCATTTGGTTTATACTATTGATAGCCCTAAGAAGTTCCTCCTTGACCATTGCTCCAAAGTTCTCTACTCCTTCACGTACAGAGGAAACATATACCTTAGTATCAGTGCCTACATTGCCTATCTGTATATTGATATGCGTTTGTCGGGTGCCTCCTGATACAATATTGTCCTTGGTTTTAGTGCCTTCTCCCGTGGTGGCTGTAGTTTCTCCCGTAATAGGACTTATCCCTGGTGCGGGAGTACTTTCGGTTTTCATACCCAGCTTGCCCATTAGTCCGTCTTTTACCTCCTTAAAGCTCTTGAACTCTAAAGAGTCCCCTATTTTGCCAAAGGCTTCTTTAGCTTTAGCCCCTGCCTCGCCTGCCTTCTTATATCCTTCAGTTACCGATTTAGCGCGCTCTTGCAAGTCGTTTTGTATCTTGGCAATCATCGCTTGGTTCTCAGAACTATCGCCTAAACCAACCGCTTCTTTGAATTTATACCAGGCAAGCTTACAGGCATCTATACCTGCCATAAAAGCATTAACAGCTGTATTCCAATGAGCTTTATAGGTGAGTATAAAGGCTTCCCATATATACTTCATACCTTGTACAGTGTTATCCCACGCTTTGCCCCAACCACTTACGCCTACAATGCAATAAGTGATGATAGCAATAAGGGCTATAATACCCGCTATTATCCACGTAATGGGATTGGCTAAAAAAGCAAGGTTTGTCTTAATCACTGCCCAGGTGAGCCTATGTTGCCAAGCGGTAGCAATAGCTGTATAGGTGTTGTGTAGTATCATAGCTGTTGCGTAGATACCTATAGCTCCTGCAACGAGAAGCACCACAGGGTTAGCCTCTTGAAACTTCTGAATGAGCCAGCCTATACCTCCTCCTATGCTTGAAAATATAACTGCCATAAGGTCTACCAAGGGACCAAGTATAGGGCTAATAGCCTCGTACACTTTTAGAGCAAGTTCGGTGATAGAGTCCATCATCTTGTTGAACTTACCGCTGAGGGTTTGCCCCGCCTTTTCTGCACCTTGGTAGAATAGCCCTTGTTTATCGGTTGCCCATTCAAAGGCTTGTGCGAGTTCCTGAGCCGAAATACCTCCTTTGCTCATTCGTTCTTTGAGCTGTGCCATACTCTCGCCCGTACGCTCGCTAATCACCTGCAAGGGGTTGAAGCCCGCGTTTATCATCTGCATTAAGTCCTGCCCCTGTAACTTGCCTGCCGAAGTAGCCTGTGCAAAAGCAAGTGATAAGCTCTTCATTTTTTGGGAATCACCCATAGCAATATCGCCGATGTTCTTGAGCTTGCCAAAAGCAAACTCAGAGGAAAGCCCGAAGGACATCATCGTCTTCTGTGCTTCAATAAGTCCCGCCTTGTCGTAGGGTGTTTTTACCCCATAATCAGATAGCTGGGCATATAAGGCTTTAGCTTTTTCTACATCGCCACGAAGCAAAGTGGTGATATTAGCTTGTTGTAGGTCGGCTTCCATACCCTTGCGGATACTTCCCCCTATCACGGCTCCCGCCAATATAAGAGGGTTGGTAGCCAAACCAGGTAGCCCTGCCATTGCCTGAGAGAACCAAGAGCGCAGACGACCCCCAGTATTGTTCTGCAATTGGGTAACCTGCCTTTCTAAGCGGTTGATTTCCCTATTATAAGTGCGAATGGTTGTAAGCCCATTAGCGGGTAACAAATCACGCTCAGCACGCAACAGATTAATCCGACTTTGCAAGGTACTCACCGAAGAGCCCATTTGGCTAAACTCTTGCGACACCTGCCTTTGTAGGCGTTCCAAAGATCCAAAGCGGTCAAGCATCGCATCAGTAGTGATATTGATGCGTTGCAAGCGGTCGCTTACCATATCGCGTAAGGACAAGGTATATTGTAACAAGTCTGCCATTGGTGATTATTGTTCCTTTTCTTTTTGTCTAAGCCATTCTAATTCTTTTACTCGCATAGCCCACTGGGTATCGGTGAGGTCGTCGGGATTGGCAATGTGCATATAATAACGCAAGGAAGCGTTAGTGATACGAAGCCAATCCCGCCCCTCGTCTATCTCCGCATCACTTAGAGCTTTTCCAAGGTAGCCTCTTTGATTTGTATAAGGTCGGGTAGTTTGCTACTGGCGGCGAGAAACAGCGCATCGTCTGTCTTTATCTCCTCATCGCCACCCAACCAACAGTTATTGAGCACCACTTCGTTAAACTTTAGCGGGTCTTTAGTCGCCAAAGTAGAGGCACAACTAAGGGTTTGTCGGTCGGGCGTACGCAAATACGCCTTTTTACCATCAATATTCAGTACATAAATATCGTTGTACTGCTTTTTCCATTCTTCTATTTGTTCTTTAGTTATCATTTTAAACTGCTTTTAAAAGGTTTTTAAAGTGCGAGCCGCACAGACATTTTGTTATTGTTTAATTTGTTAGGCTTGTCTCTTTATATCAGTGAAGATAATAGGAAGCTCCATAATCATATTCTTATCGCCTTGCTTCATTCCTTTTTTCACTTCGGTAAATTCCACGTGCTTGAGAATATCGGTAACTATCTGTCCGCCGTCCAAAGGCACGTAGGAAGCGACAAGGTCAAAGCTAAGGCTAAGTATATCATTGTTCGGCGCGTCTCGTGTCATTGCTTCTGCCTCACTTTGCCAAAGGCTTATTTTACCCTCATAACTACGGTTGCCCGCCACCACTCCGTGAGGTTTGCACCCGCGCCCATAAAGAAAGTCTTTCTCTTGTTTCTCGGTGTACTCCAACTCTGTAACTCCTATGATAATGCGCCCGCCAAAGACGATAGAGAGGTTACACCACGCATATTGTTTGCTGTCGAATGTTGCCATAATTTGCTAATTTTCTAATCTACTAATTGACTGTTGTAGTAAAACCGATGTTTACCTCTATAAAGTCGGCATAACCTACGGGTAACAGTTTGATACCTATCACCACTTTACCCGTTTGTAGCACACGTTGCTTTGGATCTATATCAATCTTTACCGCTGATAGCTCGCCCTGCGATACCATTTGGCTTTGCAGGGTACTCTCAAGTTTGGTTTGCCAACCCTTGATAATAGCGGGGTGAATACTGCCGTCTTCGGATAGTAACACCTCGTCGCTGAGTTCCTCTACCAATACTCCATAACTTAGGAGCATTGCTTTGTCCATTACTAAGCCATTACTAAGGCTTTTAAAGTCGTCAGTAGGCTTGGTAAGAGTATTATCGCCCGAAAAGTAGTAGCCCGAACGCCCTACAAAGGTGCGAAAGAAGATATACCCTTTGTCGTCAAGCGCGTCCCATTGGTCGGCTTTGCTGTCGATAGTGGTGCCGTCGGTAAAGTATGCTACCAGGGGTAATACGCTGCCGTCCTTTACGCGGTGAATTTTGCGTTGTACGGGTATTTTGGTTATTTTCCCTAAGAACAAACCAACTGATGCTTCTTTCTCCTTATCGTCATTCCCGATAAAACAAGCCACTTTGTTAAGTTCGTTTTCAGAGAAATTAGTAAGGTCTGCTACCTTGCCATTCCAACTATTTCCCGACACGACTACCCTAAAAGGCATATACTTCTTTTCAAAGTGCTGGGCAAGAGCCTGCCCTTTCACTACAGCTGTCTGCACATCGGCGTCTAAGCCTGCGGTGATAGTCTCGCTACCAGTAGCCTTTTTCACTACCCCAAGCACGCGGATAGCCCCTTTGGCATCAGCAATAAGGGTAGGTGCAAAAGCACCATCTTTGTCGAGCATTGCCGTCATAGTAGTGGCATCCGATACGAGCATTACCCATAGGGGGGTACCCGTTGGGGCTTGGTCATAAAACGCTTTGATATGCTTGTAGGCAAAGGCGTTTTCAGTTTCTGAAATTCCCAAAGCTATGGCTTCTTTTAGTGAGAATACTTGGTACGACTTGCCCAACTCTACTTTGCTACTCACCGTAACTCCCGTTGCGATAAGTCCAGTAGTCTTTTGTATAGCCGTAGTTCTGCCTAAGCCGTCTTTGGCAATATTGAATAATACTTTAGGTAATGCCATTATTTTTTAGGTTTAAAAAAGTTGAATTTTGAAGTATCTGTTACAGTCTCACCTTCTGACTCGTCAGAGTTTTCAGATTTTTCAGTTTTATCTGGTGTTTCTGTTACTACTTTATCTTCTACCTCATTAGTATAGCTTTCTACAGTGCTATCCTCTAAGGTTTGTGCGTGGTTTTGTGCATCTTTCTTTAGTAAGAAGAGGAAACCATCAGAGGTAGCAAAAAGCTCTTTTGTTGCTTTGTTCTCCTCAAAATATTGTTTTGCTTTTTCTGCTGTTGTCATTGTGTTCTGTTTTAAAGTTAATATAGGAGTAGGGTGAGGTATGGATACCATTGAACTCGTCCGCTCACCCTACTATATATTCCTATAAGATAGCTCCTAAGAATTTAGGCGTTTTTGCGCGGATAACCCCTACTAAGGCACGTTGTGCAAAGGAAATAGTATCTGCTTGTAACCCAGAGTCACTTAATGTAGGGTACATTTTCACATCTCCAAAACAACGAAATACCTCATCAGTAACCCATACGAAAGATGATTGTTTATCTTCAGTATCTTTGGTAGCCCCAAAAGGTTTCTTTTCACCATTTTTGGTGTAGAGTGGAGTTTGGTTGTATTGGAATACCTTAATACCATACATTTGGTTTTCGTTCATAATATCCTTATAAAGACGTTTGTCTTCTTTGCGAATACGTGCAAAGTGGTCAGCATTAAGACAAATGTTAATACCGTCATAGATATCTTTACCCTCCAAAAAGGACTTGATGTCTATAATAGCATCTAATACTGAGTCATTGGCAGTCAAGTTACACACCTTATTCCATTCGTTGTTCTTTTGTGGTGCCCACGCCCAAGCGGCACGTTTTCCTATATTTTTAGCCAATGATGTACGGTGGCGTTGTATTACACTGGAACGCTTGTCGTAAGAAAGTTCTATTTCTTGTAACTCATTGTGGCGAGTTTGCTCAGTAGAGTAAGTGTGTAGTACTACCTCATTAGCTATATCTTCTATATTTGCAACGGGTAGAGGGTTATTAGCTGTAGCAAAATAGTCTTCGTGTACCGTTGGTTCCACACCTGCCTCTGCTAAGTGTAGTTTATTATGCTCTACATATTGCGACAAGTCTACACTCTGATAAACAAACGAATTATTAGGGATAGGGTTTTCTTTAATGCCTGCTATCCATACTTCGGTTTGAAGCCCCGCCATAGCTACTCCTTTGAAAATAGAGGGGGCAACATACTGAACTACAGTAGAAGTAGCTACAATAGCTGTTGCTACTATGGGTACTGAAGCACCTACAATTGGCGCAATAAACATTGAGGCAATAAGTGCCAATAATGCATTAATAAACAATGCTTTTAATGATAATTTCATACTGTTTTAAATTGTTTTTAAAGGGTTATTAAATTACTTTTCAGTGTAGCGCACTCCATTGGCGTACTCTTGGGCTAAGCGGGCATACTCTTCGGGTTCCTTGTCTCGGAGAGCTCGGAGCCTATCGGGGTTTTTCTTTTGCAAGTAGTCAAAGCTTTCATCGGCAGTACCTGTTGGTTTTGCACCTGCTCCCAACACTACCTCACGTACAATGTTAGCCTTTCCTTGCTGTGTATTCTCAGCTTCTTTGTCGGCTACAAGTTTAGAGAGTACGGCTTTTTGTCCGTCAAAATCTACTTCAAACTGCTTTAGCTGACTTTCTTTGAGGGCTTGTGGGATAAGCCCTAACTGTACGGCTTTATCTACCAAGGTTGTAGCTTCGGCAGTGCGAGTTTCTCTAATTGTTTTTTTCAGAGCCACTACTTCGGTTTCTGCTTTTTCTTTGTCCGCTTTGAGGTTATGTAGAGCACTAAGTACTGCTTCCTCTTTTGAGTTTTCGCCCATACCCAAGGCAAGGGCTATCACTTTAATATCCATATTGTTTGATGTATTAGTTACTATTTTTTTGAGTTGAAAGGGCTTGCCGTCTTTGGATAGTTTCAAAGCGTTGTCGTTGCCCCCTATATCTACAATAGAAATCTCCACCAGCTTACAAGCTGTGACAGTTTCATATATTTGTCCTTCTAAGATATGTTGTGGCTGGGTAGATACTTCTTTTATTTCGGCATACATTGAAGCCATACGTATATATCCACGTTCTACTTTGCCAGCTATCTTTTTAGCAAACTCGTCTTGCTCGTCAAACTCTACTTCTGCTATAAGAGTAGTCCCTTCTTTGTAGAGCCTTGTGCAACGCCCGATGACTTCACTACCCTTGTTGCCATAACCGTCTCGCTCGTGCATAAAGAGTACAATGGGGTTTCGCATATATTGGGCATAGTCAATACCATCTGTAAGGATGCGGTAGCCGTAGCTATTTACATTTTCGGTATTAATGATAAATTGGTGTTTCATCAGCTAATTGGTGTTAGTTCGTCACTTAATTCTGGTGCAAAATTCAGTAGGTTTTGGCAGGTATAAAAATCGGCAAACAAACCTTGTACTGAATTTGCCCAAACCTTGTACTGAATTTGCCCAAGCGTTGGGAGCTAATTTCGCTACCTACTTTATATATATGACCTTTGCACTGATAATACAAAGTATATAATGGAATTTGATTTAAAAGAACTCACAGCGCGGGCTTTTTTGGACTATGTAGGTCCAGCATTCCCCTCGTGGTGGGCTAATAACAAAAAGAAATATGTACTACCGAGTCTCTCCAATATTAGTGAAGCGCGTAGTAATGGTAGCCAATACTTTATGACCTTTAAGGTTGCCGATAAAGCAGGTGTGCAAACGCTTTTTCCTAACGAACCTTTAGTGAGCTTTTCCCTAACTAAAACTATTGTAGAGACGGCAACAGTAGGCAAACACCGCAGAGGTAAGGTAAAGGAGTACATAGCTACCGAAGACTGGCAGATTACCATTAAGGGGCTTTGCATAGACACTAATAACCCCGACTTGTACCCTACTGCACAAGTGCAAAGCCTTAACAAATTGTTTGAAAAGAACGAAAGTCTGGAGGTTGTAGGCAATAAACTCTTTACCCTTTTTGATATTCGTAACATTGTTTTAAAAGATATTAGTTTCGAGGCAATGGAGGGTAAGGAAGGTGTACAGAAATACACCATCAAAGCCGTGTCAGATATGGACTTCTATGCCGAGTTAGACGAAAAGAGAACGCAATTAAATCATTTATATTAATGTTCGTATTACAATCAATTATAAAGATAGGCGACTATACTTTTAAGGCTGTACATAGTGTGAAAATCGCAAAATCGGTAGACGAATTAGCCGACACCTGTACTATTGAACTTCCTACCCATTTTAAAGTAGACAAAGGGGGTGAGCCCCTCTATACGGAAAAGGCAATCAAGGCAGGCGATAAGGTGAGCGTTACCCTTGCTTATGAGGGGGTATATAGCGGAGTAGAATTTGAAGGTTATGTAAAGAAGGTCAAGCCAAGCATTCCTGTAAGCATAGAGTGTGAAGATGCTATGTATTTGCTTAGACGAAAAAACATCAACAAATCGTGGCAAAAAACAACTCTTAAAGAAGTATTGCAGGAGGTAGTATATGACACTCCTATTGTCCTGTCTGATAATATACCACAAATACAGTTAGACCAATGGCTTATTCGCAACGCCAATGGTACGCAGGTATTGGAAAAGCTCAAAGAGGAATTTAGGCTAAGTATCTTTATTAATGATGAGGGCAAGCTATATGCAGGGCTTTCGGAGCTCACCAATATAGGTCAAACCGCACGCTATGACCTTAATTATAACATCGTGGCGAACGACTTGGAATATCGCACTAAGGATGAAAGGAAACTAAAAATAAGATATACCTATATCGACAAAAATAACAAAAAGAAAACCGTAGAGGAAGGCGACCCTGATGGCGAGTTAAGAACCTTTCACACCTCTGTGGTAAGTGATGAGGCTAAGCTACGAGATATGGCAAGAGCGGAAATGGAAAAGCTAAAGTATGACGGCTTTGACGGCTCTATAACGAGTTTTTTAGTACCCTACGCCACGCGAGGTATGCAGGCACATATTATTGACAAAGAACTGAAAGACATAGACGAGCGTTACTTCATTAAGAAGGTAGAAACTACCTTTGGGCGCAATGGAGCACGCCGACAAGTAACCATAGGAGCAAGATTATGAGCATAGATAGAGAATTAGCCGAAGGACTTCGGCAGATAGGCAAACGCAAAACTCCCACCATAGCCGTAGAGGTGTTATCTGTAGACAAAGCACAAGGCACCTGCGAGGTGAAGGACGACGAGCTACAATATACCGTGCGCTTAGCTTCAGTGATTAACGATAATGCTGAGCGGTTTTACCTGTTCCCAAAGGTGGGTAGTAGCGTACTGATTGCTTCGATTGGGGAGGACGAAAACCGCTATTATGTAGTCGCTTATAGCGAGATTGAGAGCGTGAGCTTACGGATAGAAGACACTCAGCTTACCATAGACAAAGCAGGGGTACATCTGCAACGCGGGGAAGTAGATTTTAAAAGCCTTTTAAATGACCTTTTAAGTGAACTTAAAACGGCAGTGATACAAACCCCCGCAGGAGTTGGCAACTTTGCCCCTAACAACGTAGCAAAGTTTGAAGAGATTAATAACAAAATAAATCAATTACTACAATAGAATATGGCACGACTAACAGCCGTTGAGGCAGATTACAAAAAATCACAAGCTAAGGAGCTTTTTGCCAAAGGCTTTAGCATTGCCAATATCTCTGAAATGATAGGTATTGGCATTAAAACGCTTGGCAAATGGCGAGAGGAGGGCAAATGGGACGATGAGAAAGAACTGCAAACCCTCAAGCCTTCCAATATTCGCAAACTCACCCTCAAGTGTGCGCAGGCTATTGAGCGAGGCGAACCCTTGCCCTATAAGGCGGACGACATTACTAAGATTGTTGCCGCTTTTGACCGTATCACTGACCATAATAAGATTGCAGTATACACTATGGAGAGCCTCGACGGCTTCTCTAACTTTATCTTAGAGAAAGCAGGGCAAAGTAGCGGTAAAAAGCGTGAAACTTATATGAGTACCATTAAAGAGATACGCCCCTACTTTGATATGTATATAACCGAATTATTACAACGAGGAGATGACTAAAACAGAACTCAAAGAAGCCAAAGAACGTTATTTTGCCAAGTCAAAAATGATACGAGAACTTACCTATGAGGCTGTACAGAAAGAAACAGCAGATGAGCAGGAAGCACGTATCAAGCGACTTTTAAATCCAGAAAACTATGGTGAGTTTTTCGACTACTATTTTGGGCTTGACAGCGGTTTGCCTTTGGGCGATGCTAAGACACCTAAGTTTCATATTGACGACTATATTCGCTTGTACAAGGATCCGTTTATACGCCAATTTAGAAAGAAGTTCAGAGGAGCGGGCAAGTCTATACAATCCAATGTAGGCAATATATGCCACCTCAAGCAAAATAACCTCACCTTCTTTCCTATCCTCATAGGAGCGAACGAGGGGCTGGCTAAAATACTACTATCTGACTTACAGGCACACTTAGAGAACAATCAGAAGTTTATCAAGGACTTTGGCTTGCAACTCTCTTATGGGGATTGGTCGGATGGGGATTTTCAGACTACCGATGGCAAGCACTTCAAAGCGTTGGGACTTAACCAACCTTTCAGAGGCTTGCGATTTGGTATGTATCGCCCAGACTTAGCAATTTTGGACGATATCGAGGACTTGGATAGAGCCAAACGCCCCGATATGATAGAGAAGTATGGCAAAAAAATAACGGGTGACTTGGTGAAGGCTTTCCACCGCAAGCGAGGCAGGCTCATCATCAATAACAACTATATCGTCAAGGACGGCATATTGGACTACCTCTATGACAAGTGGAAAGATAGTCCACACCTCCACGACTCGGTTACCAATTTGGCTACTGCCAACATCACCCGCGAGAACTATATGGATGTAGAGTGGGAACCCTCGTGGAAAGAACGCGATACGAAGGAGGATATTATTCGCATTCTGCTCAACGATGACTACTATACCTCACAGCGTGAGGATTTCAACAACCCTATTGAGGAGGGAAAGCTCTTTAAGGCGAAAGATATTGCCTTGGTACGCATAGCCGATAACGAGGCGTGGGACGGCTTGCTTGACCATTGGGACTTATCCTACACCGCTACGGGCGACTATAAAGCGGGGGTACTCATTGGTATCAAAGGTATTAAGCTGTACGTGTTGGAAGTCTTCTGCCAAAGGTGTGAACTTAATGCAGCTATGGAAGTACGTGCCCAGTGGGTAAAGAAGTACCTTAAAAAAGGCTATAACACTATGGGCTTCTTTGATGCTACTATGGCGCAGAAAGCCGTCTATACCCCTATTATTATGCAGAGTGCAGAGGACAATGCTTGCCCTAATATCCCTATTGGTTTGCACCAAGAAGGAGACAAGCACAACCGTATTTCGGCGGGTATTACCAATGCGCTCTTTCGCAAAATCTTGTGCTGGGACGAGACGCTGCCCAAGCGTTCAGAACGTGACTATAACGCCTTTATCAAGCAGCTGCTTTCCTTTGAAAAAGGGACTACCTCACACGATGACGCCCCCGATACCTTAGAACGCGCCATTACCCTTGCCCAACAGTATTTTGGCTATACCGAAAACCCATTACAAAGCGGGCGACCTTTCATTGCTAAACACAAACGTAGAACTATATGAGTACACCACGAAAAGAACTATTTGTAAAAGTAAAACAAGCCCTTGCCACTATTGAAGGCATTGAGCTGATAGACCTACAACGCGGGCAGTTTGATAACCCTGAAAATGGTTACCCCGAAATATGGACGGCTTGTCTCATTCAGGTAATGCCTATCGCCTACGAGACGATGACCCAACACCTGCAAGAGGGCGAGTGTGAGTTTCATATTGATTTCTATTGCAAAGACGGATGGACAGACCAACACTTAGGCACTGCTGATGCTGAAGAGGGACTTATGGAACTGGATATATTGGATAAAATCACCGATACAATACAATTTTTGCAAGGCGAACAATTCAAACCCGTACAGCAGGTGCGTGAGGAGGAACTCCGCCTAAGTGATGACGGCATTATGAGCTATCGTATTACCTTCACCACCCGCATTTATAGACAAACACCCTACCCTTATACAGGCAGACGATTGCAAATCGCAAGCAATTAATCTTTAATCATTAACAATTAATCATTAGTAACGTGTATTTAACCAAAGACGAACTCAAAACAGTCGCCACCAAAGAGGTGATAGACCTTATCACCCAAGGCGACGAGCAGATAGTAACCCAAATCATTGCCGAAAGTATAGACCTAATGGCTTCTTACCTCTATAAGTATTACGATACAGAGGCTATTTTTGCCAAAGAGGGTGACGAACGTAGCAAAATACTACTGAAGTACCTAAAAGATATTGTTATCCACGAAATCTATATAAGGCGAAGTAAAACCCTCAACCAAGTGGCAAAGCTCCGCTATGACGAGGCTATACTATGGCTTGAAAAAATAGCCAAAGGCGAAATAGAAGTTGCCCTACCCAAGCGCCTCAAAGACACCGACGGCGACGGCACCCCCGACACGCCCACCCCTTTTATGAAGCTTGGAGGGCGAAAAACCTATAAAAACCACTGGTGATTATGCCTAACAACAACTTACAAGAACTCCGCCAAAAGCTCGAAGCCCTTGCACGTTTGGTAGCTAATGATGTCCCCATTGTCCTTAAAACAGAGGGGCTCAAGTTTATTCAAAAGAACTTCCAAGATGAGGGGTTTAATGATGAGGGCTTACAGAAGTGGCAACCTCGCAAAACCACCGATACACGAGGGAGAGACATTACTCGTTACCGCTCGGATAGGGTAGGCAAAAAGGGAACCCTTACCCCCTTTGGCAAGCGTAACCAGGGGCGAGCTATCCTTACAGGGCACAATTCAGGAGGCAACAAGCTGCGCAATTCATTTAGGGCGCGTGTAGAGAAAATGAAGGTTACCTTTTACACCCATAAGGAGTACGCCCGTAGACATAATGAGGGGTTAGAGGGTATGCCTAAGCGACAATTTATAGGCGACTCCAAAACCTTATTCAACAATATCAAAAAGGAAATAGACCGTTTATTCAATCAACTACAATAATGGCAAAGCAACCTCATAAACAACGTATAGAAAAGAGTGTCACCCTTAGTGGTAATGCACTTAATAAAAAAGTACATTTGGGCAAAAATACAGCCCAAAACATTCAGCAGGTAACTAATCTAATGGTGGACATCATCAAACGCCAACGCAGGCTATGGCGTACCGAACTCAACCATTGGCACTCGGCACGTTATGCCCGCTATAGTGTGGACTACCCGCGTACTTACCCATTGGAGGAGGTATACCAAGATGTACTCCTCGACGGACACCTCACGGGTATCACCGAAAACCGTACTTTACGAACTACCAATAAGGACTACGTTATCGCCATCGATGAGATTAAGGACGACACTCTAACCGAGTATATCAAGGACAAACAATGGTTTGAGGACGTAATCGAGTTCGCTCACCAAAGCATCTATCATGGGCATTCTCCTGTATGGATCAAAGAGGTAACCAAAGGCGAAATCAAAGCTGTAGAACTTATTGATAGGGGCTTGGTAATCCCCGAAAAGCACGTACTTTTAAAAGACTACGATGCTACCACTGGCATAGACCTACGAGATGTACAAGAGGTAGTATTAGTAGCACAATTCTACAAGCATTCGGGGTTGCTCGAAAAGGCTACTCCTTATGCAATCCTAAAGCGCCATTCGTGGGGTTCGTGGGACGAGTTCGAGGAGCTCTTTGGCATTCCTATACGTATAGCTAAAATCGCTTCGCAGAGTGATAGTGTGAAAGAGGAAGTTGCCCAGTGGTTAGAGGAAATGGGTTCAGCTTCGTATGGTGTTTTTCCTATTGGTACTGAAGTAGATATTAAGGAGAACAGCAAAGCCGATGCCTTTCAAGTGTTTTACCGCAAGATTGAAGCGTTGGATAAAGAACTCTCCAAACTCGTACTTCACCAAACAATGACTACCGAAAACGGCAGTAGCAAGGCACAAGGAACGGTACACGAGAACACTTTGGAGGAGGTTGTCTATGCTGATGAAAAGAAGATGTTGGCATTCCTCAATAACCAACTTTTACCTGCTATGCGTGCCATTGGTTATCCTATTCCCGACAATGCAAAAATAGCTGTAGAAAAAACAACAGACCCAAATGAACAAATCGCCATAGACGGGGTACTCTTAGGGCGTGGCTATATCCTTACCAAAGACTATATAGAGCGTACTTATGGGGTAGAAATAGAAAGTATGCCAACCTCTTCCCTTTCTCCTAAACCAGACGATAACCCCCAGCACTAAGCCTACTCAAACTATATTATCACACCCATTGTTGCTCCGATCACGAGCCTATAAAGCTCAGCAAGGAAGACAACAATTTGAGTAGGCTCATAGAGGGGTACATACGTGAGGCTTTTGAAGAGCGTAGTATTAGTGAAGCGCAAAGCAAAGAACTATGGCAATACTACTACAAGCACCTAAATAAAGCCTTAGCAGAGGGCTACAACCCTACTATTGAGGAAACCAATACCGAACTGGTAACCTCACTAAAGCACAATCTTGCACGCTTCTCTGCATTCAAAGAAACGAGCTTTAAACAGCAAATAGAAGCCTCTCTAACTAAAAATGGTAAGGTGCTTTCGTGGCAAGAGTTCAAGGCAGAGGCTAACAAACTGAATATAGAATACAATAGGCGTTGGTTACAAACCGAGTATAACCAAACAGTAGCCAATGCCTTATCGGCGCAAAAGTACGAGGAGTATATAGCCAATAAGCGCATATATCCTAACCTTATCTATCACGCGGTACACGATGAGCGAACCCGCGAAACACATCGTGCCTGGGACGGACTTACGCTACCCGTAGAACATTCGTTTTGGAAAACACACCTACCCCCTAATGATTGGGGTTGCCGTTGTTACGTAGAGCCTACTGCCAATCCTATAACCGAAGGCATTCGTACGGAAGACGTCCCTATAAAAGAAGCCTTTGCTAACAATCCCGCTCTTTCGGGGGAGATATTTCCAGTAATACCTTATGCCAAAGGAATGAGCGAAAAAGCCGTAAAAGAGGTAGAAAAGCAGGTGGAAAAGCGTCTTAAAAAGGAGAAGGCTAAAGCTAAAAGAGCAGAGGAAACGTGGCAAACCATACCTACTGAAAAGGGTACGGTTAGGGTAAGTTCATTGCACGGTAAGGATGAGAGAGCCGAAAATGTAGAAATAGCCTCTTACTTAGCTAATAAATATGGCTATGAAATAGACCTTATAGAAAAGTCTAACATACCAGGGGTGAAAAGTGCTGATACGTTTAATAAAACATTGGAGATAAAGCAGGAGTACAAAAGGTGTTTTACACCAACCACTGACGCTATTAGTAAGGCAATACGAAGTGCTAAAGATCAAGCAGACAATATTGTTTTAGATATAAAGTCAGATATAGATAGATTTGCGTTACAAAACGCTATTAATGAAAGAGTAAGGCGCTCCAAAAGTATAAAAACTGTTTGGGTAATTAAGGGTAATTTTGATAAGATGTATACAAGAGAAGAAATATTATCAAAAGACTTTCAAATTAAATGGGACTAACCTCATTATTTCATAAGGTTAGTCCCAAGTTCAGGGCGTGGAGTTTTCTTATGTAGCCTCCTCACCACTGCAAAAGTACAACTATTTTTTAAACTACCAAAACTATTTTCAACTTTCTGCATAAATCCCCTCATAAGAAATGATAGCTTCTACAGTACGAGGGGATAAAAATACCCTACCTGCTACCTCCTCAATTACGGCGTCTATACGCCACTGGGGGTACTTGTTAGTAAGCTCACCAAAGAGCTCACGTATCTTTTCATTACGCCTCTGTAGGCGTTGTTTGCGCTGTTTTTGACTTATAAGTTGCATAGCCACAAAGAGAATAGAATATTATGGTGCAAAGGTATGAAATAATTACGAAATACAAAACACAAAAGACGAGAGGCGAATTTAATCGTCTCTCGTCTTTCGTTCTGTTAGTCGGTAGGCTTTTTTTAGTTTGCGTTTAAAGTCGTCTAAAGGAGTTTCATTTTTTTGCTCTTGGTAGCGGAATTCGGCGTGTTCGCGTTGGCGTTCGTCGTCTATGTATTGTAGGCGTTCTTTGTCGTATTCTCTAAAAAATCTAAGCACTTTATCTATACCTAATCGTTCGTAAAATTCGCCGTATTCACCCGATAGTACGCGTTTGAATATAAATGATATTTCAGTGAGTTTTAAGTAACCGTAATCGTTCATTATTTGGCTACTGCAAAGGCTTATTTGGTCTTCGCTCATTGGGCGACTTACGGCTAACATTTCATTTAGATATACGAGCCATAACATTATATAACTTTCACAAGCTGTTGCGCCATAGTCTCTTCGTATGCTACTAATAGAGGGGGTGGGTAGGTTGATTGCTTCGGCTATGGTTTTGAGTTTGTAGCTGTGCTTCATACAGTTATTGGGTGAATATATTTTTAAGAATCTTTCGTTTGAAATCAGTGCTGTAAGTTTGTTTTGCACTACTGTTACCTCGTTTTGCATTTTGTAATATTTTATTGAGTTGCGAATTGATGTATTTTAAATCGGTGTTTCGTTGGTGAAACTCATCCATCTTCTGCCAATTGCCCAATAGGTATTGCCACGTGGCAAAGGCTTCAGTGTCGTTGGCTGATACTTGTTGCAGGTAGCTAATGATTTGCTTGAGGGCTTTGCCGTCTGCTCCAGTGAACTTGGGAGGAAAGCCGTATAGGCGTTTGTAAAAGAAAAACCACTCGTCTAAGAACTTCCCATAAAGACTTAAAGGTTCGGGCACATCCTCACGGTAGGATACACTGCCATTCCATTGCTCTTGGTAGCGTTGTATATCTTCCTCTTGTGGGGGTAGGATAGCTCCGAGTTGTTGGTATTGCTGGCTATTAAGTCCTCCTCTCTTGATTTCTATTTTGCAAAGCTCACCTTTTTTGTAGGTGAGCTTTAGCAGTGTGTGGGTACGGTGTAGAGTTACGGTGTAGGTCATTTTTATTTTGTTTAATAAGTGTTTATCATTTTCAATATAAGTTTTTCACGAGTTTCTTCATAGGTTTTACAATTAATGTGGATACTTGTTAAAAAGTATTCTTTATTATAAAAGTATGCCTCAACATCAATAGTAGACTCCATTACACAGGTAATGTATCCCTTTCTCCTAAACCATTCAAAAACCTGTGTCCAAGTAGGTATTGATAATCTATCTATATAATCATTATGATTATCCTTTTCAAAATCAAACTCTAATTCCCTTATGTCAAAATCCTCATAAAGATGTAAAGGTAGAGAAAATTCACAAGGTATATCAAAGCCTATTATTTTAAGTTTCTTTGCAATTCCTATTGGAACCAACCAAGTGGGGTAATTTTGTGTATTCATTTTATTTGTGATTTTAATGTTATTAGTCAATTTCTACTTCGTATTCCCAGTAGAGGGCATCATCCTCGCTTATATTATCACTGCACCATTCAAAAGCTTCAGGAAATTTGTTTATTTCACTATCACTAATGGAAAAACCACAGTCTGCCATTTGTTCTAATTGTTTAGCTACTTTTTCAGATACTTCTACATCTGATAAACTTACACTGTAGGTTACTTTTACGGTTAAATCTTTGATTGTTCTCATTTTCTTTGTGTTTTAGTAATTAAAAACTTTCCTTTTCAACATTTATTGTAATGTTATCATCATCGAAGTACTTAATGACGTATATCGTCTTTCCTTCACGGAGGATAACAGAGGAGGGTAGTTTGCCAATTTGGTTGCGGAAGTAATGAAAGGTGTTGTATATGCCTTTTTTAAAAAATCTTACATCAGTTTTTGCCTTACTTAGTTCCTCTTCTAATTTTTTAACTTTTTCTTCTGCTTTTATAGTCAAATTGCACAAACGCAATAGCTCTTTTTTTGCTGCTTGAGGGTCTCCATTAATCCTATCGCAGATTGAGGAGTAACTCACATCATAATTGTCTATTTCCATTGTATTTTGTGTTTAAATTGTTATACATTCCACTCTTCTTTTGTTAATTGCTTGCCACAGTCTTTGCAAAAGAGAGCAGTTACTTCTACAGTGCAGTAGTGGGCAAGGGTGCGGAGCTCTTTATGTTTATGAGAACAAGTGCGAGCTGCACTGGCTATTAATTTGCTAACTTTTTCATTTGCTAATTTTCTAACTTCTTTCATAGCGTTGTTCGTTCATTTTTTCAAATATATTGTTCACTTTGCCTACTTCATTAGGTGTAAGTGATTGTAGGCTTTTTTTGAATGGGTTTTTGCTACTACAAAACCATTTGCCAAGGCGTTTGATGTCGGCGTACTTAGGGTTTACCTTATCTCGCCAGCCGAGTTCGTGGCATAGGGCTAATAGCTTTAGGTGTTGCTTGTTTTCGATATTAAAGTAGGCGTGCATCTCAAAATGGTAACCAAGGTGCTGGGCGAGGGCGAAAAACTCGTCTTCTGTTAGGTTTTTGGTACTGGGAAGCTCTCGCCCTATAAAGCTACATACAAAGTGTAGGCGGGCTTCTCTGTCCTTAAAGCGTTTGCCTAAAAGGGTTTGGAGGATACGTATTTGGTGGGGTTTTATTGTGGTTTCTTTTTTCATTTTAAACGGTGTTTAAAGGTTATTTAAAAAGCTCCTCGCCTTAGTAGATCTCATAAGAGCGTCCTCTTATTGCCAGCGACTTCCTAAGGGCGGAGGAGCATCTTTTAGCTACCGAGATAGCTAAAAGTGTTGTTATGCGGTGGCTTGCTCTTCGTACTTTTCGTGTACTGGGAAGAGGTGTTTAATGTCTGTACCTGGGGGGAAGTCTACCGATGAGAGTGACAAAGGTATGTTACACTTTTTGCCTTGCTCGTCGAGGATATTGGCTTCGATATAGAAGGCGGAACGTTGTGGGCGGTAGGATTCGGAAATAATTTTTACTGCATCTGTGAAGTCAGGGTTGTCAAATTCTTTGGCTACACGGGTGAGTTCTAACACTCTGGAGGCTTTTAAATTTCCTTTGGCGTCTTTCTTGAGTAGGCGGTTGATTACTGAAACGAGTTTGGCACTGTCGTCGTCTTTAGCCAGTGATGAGATAAAGTGACCTACTTTCTCTATACCGGCATTAACAGTGTCATCCCAGTTGTCAATGACGCGGAATCCGTAGGTGATGGTGTTGCCGTGCTTATCGGTGAAGGTGTGGCTTTGTTGGTCGCCTTTTACTTCGTAGACTTCGTTTTTGGTGTCCAAGAGAATTTTTAGAGCTTCAAAAGTATGCAATTTCACCTCTGCCATTTGCTCGGAATAGGTTTGCAGCTTACCGATGATTTGCGGAATTGCTTCATTGACGAGGGCTTTGTATGCCTCGCGGTTTTCGTTTTGTGCTTGTTCACGGCGTTGTAGTTCGGCTTTGAGTTCGTCGGCGGTGAGTTTACTTAAATCTACTGTCATAATTGATAATTGTTATTTGTTATTTTCCATTTACTTCGGCTTTGTATAGGGGGTGTGCGGTTAGTGGTTGCCATTGGTCGTTTTCGTCTTGCCACTGTAGTTCTAAGGTGTTGGTGTCGTAACGAAAAGCGGGAGGTAGCCAGCGTTTTCGCTCTATCCAATCTTGTAGCTCTTGGACTAAGGCGGGTACTTTGTCGGTTTTACCTGCTCGGAATTGGCAGGTTTGCATCCGTTGCTCGAAGGTGAGTATTTGTACGAAAGTGTCGAGCGATAGGGCTTCGGTGTATGCTAAAAATCTGCTATTCATAGTTGTTATTTTGTTACTAATTTTCCGTATTCTTTGAGATCTGACCACCATCGCACGCTATCACCGCTGATGCCTTGGGGGAGGTATCGCACGGGGCGTTTTTGTTTTTTGGCGGTTTTGAGGAGCTCTTGTGCGTGCTCTCTCATTTTGCGATTGATATACTCGTAGTCGCTTATTTCGTTAGGTTCTATTCTCATCTTGTGTTCGGTTTATCTTCGGTTAGTGTTCGGTGCGAGCCGCACGGGCGGTTATTTTTTTGAGGAGTACGCTTGGGTAGTAGTCTAAGATGTTGGCGGCATAGAAGCTAATGAGGTCAAGCATTTCTTCTGGGGTGTAGATGCTGATATCTTGCCCGTAGTGTCGGTGTATGGCTTGCTCAACTATTTCGTACCATTGATCGTCGTACCAGTTCATTAAGTTGTCGTGGGTGATGAGGGTTTTGAGGTGTAGCCCCCGAACCCCCGAAGGGGGACAAGCTAAAAGGTGGATACACCAATCTATATAGAACTCATAGCGGAGGTTCTCGTACTGCAAATAGGTGAGCCCTAATTGGTGGGCGAGGGCGTGGCGATAGGTGATTTGTTGGGGTATTGTATTCATAGGTGTTAGGGTGTTTTTAAGAGTTTAAATTCGCGTTCTTGGGCTTTTTCGGCTGAGATGAGATAGGGCTCTAACTCATTGGCTCCAGTACGTGTTTTTTCGATGTAGGCTCGGAAGTCTTTTACATAAATACGGTTTTGACTAAGCCAGTAGAATTTGTTGGCAACGGCTCCTTTTGGGTTCCCCTTACTGTCGGTTTGTGATATGCCAATAAAGAGGGTGTTAGGAAATGCTTCGATGAGCTTGTTGTATAGGCTTGCGGGCTTGCCGTCGAAACACTCTTGTATGCTGTCAATAAATACTATTTTAGGTTGTTGTGGACGGTCCAGGCGTAACATCATTTTGTCTACATATTCTTTTTGCACGGTGTAGCGTTTTCGGTGCTGTTTGAGCCCGTAGCGGTCGAGGTTTTCAATAAGTGATAGGCTGCCGCACTCTTCTAAGGAGTTGTATAGTACCTTTTCTCTTTGGCATAACTCTTTCATTAGTTGGAGGGCGTAAGTGGTTTTGCCGTGCCCTGAGTCGCCATAGATAAGGACGCTGCCACTTCGTTCTACCTTGCCGAGATGGTTTGCCCATTGAGGTGATAGGTCGATTGTTTTGTACTTTTTGCGCGCTAAATCTTCATAGGTGTAGGCGCGGGGTATGATTGTTTTTTCGTTATTTTCCATCATTGAGTTGTTGTAGGCGTTGCTTTTCAATTTCGGTGCGTACTTTTCTGAGGCTTCCTGCGGTGTTAGCGTACATTTGTGCAGGGCTGATAGTAGAGCCGTTGGCTTGGCTTACTTGGGCTATTTGGCTAAGTAGGAAGGCTTCGATGGCTTCTTTATCAGAGGGTGGACTTACACGGCTGTATTTGGAGCCGTAACGGTCGAATATTTCGGCATAGCCTACTTTTTTAATACCCTTATTACGGTCGATTTTAGCTTGCAAGCCGTCTGCTCCCATCATATACCAACCGCAAACATATTCGGTAGCATTCCAAAGGCTTTTGAGTTCCAAAAAGGCGTGGTATTCGAGGTCGCCAGCTTCGTCTAATATTACTAATGGGGTTTCAAGCTGTTTGAGGTAATACACCAAATCTTCATATACTTCGGCGTATCGTCCAGTATAGGTAATGCCAAACTCTTGTGCGATTTTGCGTATAAGTTTTTGTTTGGTTTTTACTTGTGAGCAGTCGATATATACGGCGTTTTTGTTTTTGCTTACATACACTTTGGCGGTGTGTGTTTTGCCTATACCTGCGCGGTCGCATAGGATAGCCGAAAGCGAGCGTGTTTGGCAGGCGGTAAGCTGACTGTAGATGTACTGAAAGGTTTCGGTTTCTACGGTTACCCAAGGGGCTTCGTCGCGGAGTTGCACTTGTAGTTTGCGGGCGATACTTATCCATTTGGCATCGGATAGCACGCCATCGCGTTCGCCTTTCATTACACGGTTGTACTGGGCTCCATTGATGCCAAGACTTTTGGCGTGGTGGGTGTCATAGCGGTAGTTTTGTCGGTTTTCGGCAATCGCTTGTACGATTTTTTCTTTTAGGGCTGTGGTTATCATAAGTCTAATAATGCTTTATTTATGGTTTCTACTTTTGTTTTGCTGTACTCTTGATAGTTGAGGGCGGGTGTCTCGGTGTAGTCTACTGGTGTGTAGTCTACTTCGGTAGCTGTGGGTATGAGTGTGGTGAGGCTTCCTAAGCGGTTGAGCTTTTGCACTGATTGGGTACGTACCATTTGGTCGAACTGGGTAACGTAACTCATTGCCTCGGCATATTGCTGCTCATCGTGCTGAGTCCATTCGGCATTAGCACGGTTGAAGGTAGGCACAGGGCTACAAGTGCAAAGAAAGGCTCCGTTTTGGTATAGATACACTTCGGTAATACCGTCCTTATTAGGCAGGTAATAGGCTTCTACTTGGTAGTTGTTGGGGGCTAATAAGGTAAGTACTTGTGGGTTGGGTAGTTGGTATTTTTGGTATTGTACGGTTACATACTGACTACGGCGTATGGTAGTAGTGGTGCATTTGCCTATGTATTGGGCTAAAAGAGCTCGGTTGAGTTGTGGCAAATTAGGGTTTACGTTCTCTAAAAATACCTCCAAACGTGTCTTACCAGGGAAGCGTTGTTGGTCGGGGTGGGGTTGGTTGTTGTATAGGGTTTGCTCTTGGAGTTCCATTGCCACAATATCATCATAAGAGGCTTTGGCTTCTTTGTAATTGTTGTTGAACTCGTCGAATATCTTCTGTTGCGTGGTGCGGTTGCTATCACGGCGGGCATAGTGGCGACCTACGTTTTGGTGTCTATCTTTCTCAATGCCGTATTTTTTACCTCGTATCATTGTCTCAGCATACTTCTCTTGTGAGTTGGTAGGGTTACAGAACCGCACAAACGGAAATAGGTTGTTGGCTTTCAGTAGCCCGTCGGCAAACTCTCCCGTTAGGTGTCGTTCTACTTCTATCTGCATTGGAGTACCCAAGCCGTAGGAGGTAGTAAACTGAAACATTGAGCGGAAGCAGTCTAAGAAAAGCTCGGTGTCTTTTTTCTTGCTGTGAGCAATACCTATAAGGGCGGTGCTCATCACATCATAAGCATAGTATGCCATTACTTTGCTGCCGTCGGGTAGCTTGGTGTGCATTATATCGCGGTCATCAAGGGTTATTTTACTCATTGAGTAGAGAGGTGCGTGGCGGTGAACGTGAGGGCGCAACTTGTGACTAAAATCGTACTCTCCATTGCGGGCTTTGGCTATGATAAGCTGATTTTCGGCTTTGCTAAGCCATAGTTTTACGGTGCTTTCAGATACCTCTAAGAGGTTGCCATTCTCATCGCAAAAGTCGGTTTCTACATTAAAGAGTTCACCCGTAGCGCGGTCGAAAAGTTCTATTTCGCCGTATAGAAACTGCTTGTAAATATCGTATACCGAACTGATGTAAGGTTTATTAGGCATACAGCAGATGGATATAAAGAGGCGTTCCATAGTAGGGGTTACTACCTTGGCGTTGTCGGAGCCCTCGCCCTTGTGAATAAAGGTAGCGTAACGCTCGGTAAGGAATTGGTTGTATTTGCGTTGTAGGCTTCGTGGGTTGTTAGGTAATGAGAAACTCCACTTTTCGGGGTTTAGGGCGTTCACCGCTTCGCTGATGTTTTGCCATATTTGGGTTTTGCGCTTACCAAAGGCTTTGGCAGTGAGCGGACGGCTTTTAAGTAGCGTTTCGATGGCACCCAGTATCATAGCGGAGGTGGCTTTCTCCCTCTGCTGTGGGAGGGGGAGTGATTTGCCGTTAGGTTTGCGATGCTCGGCAAAGAAGTTGATGGCTTCGGGATCGGGTACAATATACTCTTCTAATACATTGGTAACGATGTGAGCCTCCTCGGGCTTGCCGAGCATACGCACGCAAAATTCTTTAACATTCACACCTTTCACTACGGGGAGGCTCTCAAAGGCTACCCACGCTTCATTACCTTGTCCTTTGCCCGCTTGGGTAACTTGGAGCTTACCACGCTGACTGTACGATTTGTAGGTGTTGTAGCTCATTACTTTCCAATCGTCATACAATAGGCGTGCGGGGATAGATAATATGTTATTTTGGAATGCGTACATAGTTTTGTTTTTTTTTGGCGTTTTGCCTTGCTCCCCAAGGTGATTTTGCTTCACCAGCAGTTGCTGACAGTCGTACTGACTTGGGGAAAAACAACAATAAAATCAAAATATAAAAAACGTGATGTAATGTTATTGGCAGTACTTCACTGGTTTGTGATAGTCTATTTTTTCGCGTTTCACTACCATACCTAAGAAGGTAGTGCGTATCTCTCTGCCGATGATGAGGAAGTCCTCATTAATTAGGTAAATGGTTTTTACTTTCATTTTAAATAGGGTTTAAAAGGTTTTAAATTATTCTTTTATGGGTTCCAAACATTCTACGTTGTAGATACCTACACTGTTATCGGCAAAGGTTACAATGCCTAACTCTAAATCTCCACGGGTACATACCCCCGTTAATACGCCTACTTGCCCTGTTTTACCGTAAGGGTCTGTGGTGATAAAAGGCGATACTCTTACTTTGTTTCCTACTTTCATAGCTTACTCGTTTAAAAATTCTTTTACTTTATTTTCAGAAGGGGCGACCATACTCTGGTAGTCCTTTCTGATTTTATCGGCTGAGAGGCTGGTGCGCTCTCCACTTACACACTGGCGAATGTATCGCCCAGAGAAACCGTGTTTCTCAATCAATGCATTTATTACGCTCGCATTGTACTTGTTATACTTTTTTTTCTTACTTTTGTCCATTGTTACTTATTGTTCCAATTCTGGCGCAAAGGTATGTCAAAATTTTATCGCTACAAAATATTATGGACAAAATTTTAGCACCAATTAAACAAAGAATACTTCAATATGTTGATTATAAACAGATTGAGAGGAAAAATTTTTTCGGCGAATTGAATGTTGCCACTTCAAATTTTAGAGGAAACGCTCTTTATAGCGAAGTAGGAGGTGATGTTATCGCCAAAATTTTGTCAAACCATCCTAAATTAAATGCAGAATGGTTGCTCACTGGAAATGGCGAAATGCTTAAAGGTGAGAGGGCTACAGAAGTAATAAAAACACCTCGTGTGGAAATTATTGAGCCTATAAAGGTAGAGGGGCGTAGTTTAATGCCTAAAGTAGTTGTAGTAGATGATAGAGATAATGACCGTATTCCATTAGTGTCCATAAAAGCCCAAGCGGGCTATCTTAAGGGCTATGATGATAGCAATTATATTGAGGAGCTACCTACATACAGTGTCCCAGATATGCGAAATGGTACATATCGTATGTTTCAAGTGAGCGGTTTTTCTATGTACCCCACCTTACAGGACGGTAGTTACGTAATAGGTAAATTTGTTGAAAATTGGGAGTGGTTGAGTGATAATAGGGTATGTGTAGTTGTCACAGAATGTGATGGGATAATCGTAAAGAGGGTAACAAATAGGGCAAGGGAAAAAGGGTTCCTTTATTGTAAGTCTGATAATAGAGATTACAAACATATTACTGTAAGAGTAGAGGATATAAGGGAAATATGGGAGTGTCAAGCTCATATATCTTTTGAGTTCTTAGACCCAGTTACCAACTATCAGAAAATTGCAGAACTTGAAGTGAACGTATCGGAATTGCAGGATAAGGTGAAAAACTTGGAGACACAACTATTACCCGAACATACCTAATATATAGGGGAGAAAAGGAGTATAAATAATAAAAAAAACAACTTTTATGATAACAGTATTAAACATTATTGCCCTATTTATAAATATGGTAGGGCTTGTTCTTATTTTTCGTTATGGCATTAGCCCAATGACACCAAAGAGTGGTAGAATATACTTATACCAACGAGAAGCATTGGAGAAACAAAATACCCCAATGCACGAAAAAGAAAGAAGATATAAGAGGCTTTCTGTTTTAGGTTTGTATTTAAGCCTCTTAGGTATGGCTATGCAAATGTTATTACTTCTCGTAACGCTCTTTTAAGCCCATAATCAGTAGTATTGTAAAGCCTACAACGCCTACTAAAGTACCTATATAGGCTATATTTCCCCTTATATAGGCAAATATTGTCATAGCTAATGACAAACACAAAATTATGCTTATAAGTACAAGCACAGCAGTTTCTTTAAGTCCTCCACCCATAATATACTTATTTATTTTGGTACAAAGGTAAGACTTTTATTCTAAACTGGCAATAGTAAAGGGAAGGTAGTTATATAGTAGCAAAGGGGGTAGAAAGTGCAGGAGAAACTATACCCTTTTTATATATTTTTAAAATAAAATACTAATAATCAGCATTTTATATGAAAATAAACTATAAAAAGCACTATAATACACCCCCCTCCATTCAATAAAAAAGCCTATTGGTTGCACAAAAAAGAGGGTATAACCTACTCCACTACCCTAAAAATAGCCAAAAACTGCACCCCTAACTGCACCCCTAACTGCACCCCTAATACTAAAAAGAGGGTATTTTTAGGCTTGGGTGGGTGGGTACCTTTTGGGGCTATTTTCTGCCCTTCTGGAGGTAGCTTTAGCGGTAACTATAAGGCACAAAAAAACGCCCTAAATGGGCGTATTTGTTGGGGTTTTGGTAATTATTAGGGTATATATACCCGCCAATGGTAATTACTTCTATTTAAATGGTAGTTATCGGGCAATTACTCGGTAATTAAATGGTAATTAAATGCAGTTTTTTGTACATTTCATTTTCCTGCTTTTTGGGGCGTTTTTTGTTGTAAACCCTTATTTTATATAGGTTTTCGGAGCTTTTTTACTTTTGTTAGTTTAGTATGTTTCATATTACTGCCTATATGTCTCCACTAATAGTAACCTCTAACTTATTTAAACTTCCTAATTCTCCTATCTTAGATTTAGCGTCATAGGATTTTATGAGAGATGCTATAGTAGATTTTACAAAATGACATTCGTTTCCTGTAAAACTCACTGTTTTATAAATTCTTTCTTTCTGTTCTTTGCTGAGGTTATTGAAATCTATTGTCTCTGCGATTTCTCCTTCCATAGGCACATATACCAAATCGTTAGGCGAAAGACTAAATAATAGTGGTTCTCCTTTTTCATTACGCTCAGGGACAGAAGGAAGTCCTTGTTTTTGTCGTTCAATTACTTTGTTGAAAGGGATAGTTGCATACGAGCGTTTTTCTTTGCCTTGATATACTCCAAAAAAGAGGTTCGTTCCTTTGGCTGCTTCTACATATTTAGTAGTTTTAGCGCCTGTTTCTCCAAGAGGAAATTTACTTCCTTCTTCAAAAATACGCACTTTATAAATGGGCTGATGTTTCTTGCCATCGTTGTATTGGGCAATATTTTTGTTGAGTTCTTCTAATCCTTCTGCTGAAAAAGCTACTTCTGGACTTCCTTTATATTTGAGATAGTTGAGCAATATTTTCTGAATGCCCGTATCGGTAATACTACTGATAATCTTTTCTGTAAAGGTTATATCTACTGCTTTTCGGGTAGCTGTAAGTATTTTATCTTTACCTATTTTTCTATCCAAAACAATTTTACCTGAAACTGTTTCTTTATGCAAAGGTTTTCTTATAGCCCAATTAGTTCCCTCTTGTTTTACTTTCTTTTTTACAAGTGTACCATTCTTCTCTTCCCATTTTTCATAATAGTTGGTAGCTTTATTAATCACTCTTAGGTTTTGTTTGAAACTCACTACTATATGTTCAAGGGCTTCTTTGGCTTCTTGAGTGAAAGTACTCCAAGGTTTCTTGAACTGCCAGTTATTATTCTTTTTCTCACAGAGGATGGTGCGAAGGTCTATGCGAGATTGTTGTTTTTCTTTTTTATCCTTACTCTTATCCAATGCGTGTTGGTTATTCATATAATTGATGTGCTCTCTCGTGGCACAAGCAATCACTAAGGCGTCCATAGCGTGATGACGGTGGTCTATGCGTTTCTTTTGGAAACCTTGGCTGTACTGTATTGGAACCGTAGGAAGATTTTTTTGATATCTGTCGTTATAGGATGTAAATAATTGTGTTTGGGTAAGTTGGTTCATTCGCTCAAAACGAGGAAGTATAAGCTCATTCCACACGTCATTAAGTCCCCAATCCTGCTTGAGGGCAGTAGTGATTTTACCTGTACAAGGTATTACATTTTTAGAGTTTACTCCTTCATCTTTTTCATCTGAACGCACTATTTTAGAAAGTATTTCTGAAATATACTTACTGATGTAACGAGTGTCATTGAGCTGGCGAGCCACCATTTTTTCAGGTATTTCATCCAAAAGAAGTTTTTGTTGTTTAGCTAAATTATTAGCGTAATGTTTCTTCACAAAGTCTTTGTATTGTTCTTCTGTGAAGATAGTAATTTCTTTATTACCTGCTACACGTACCTTTTCTCCGTGGTGTTTTTGAATAAATTCTAATCCTAATAGATTTGTTTTTAGCTTATTTACAGCCGATTCGCATATTACCTTATTGGATAAACTATCATCGTAATAACGGCTTTGCGGAATGATATGTTCTATTTCATACTCCTCGGTAAATAGCTTTGTGAGTGAAATCACCTCTCCTGTATAAGGCGATTTATACTTTTGTTCTAACCAGAGCTTGTAGCGTTGTATCTCAGGGGTGGTAGGGTCAGCTTTTTTGCGAATTTTCCGAATATCTTCCTCTATTTCATCTGTACTACTGAATACACCTTCTTCATAGATTTTAAGCAGTTCTTGCTGTACAGGCGAATAGGGGCGTACGTTCTGTATGCTTGCATCTTCTTTTAATTCAGCAAGCAATTTTTTAATGCGTAGGTTGGTATTTTCATTCTCTTGATTTCTATTAGAAAGTTGTTTTCTTTCTTCAGCTGTTTTTTTGAGTTCTCTACCCAATTCTATATGTATTTCATCAAAGAAATTCGCTTGTCCCCCACCGTATTGTTGCCAAATATCTCTTACTACGCGTAAAGTTTCGGTAACTACTTGCTCTACTATAGGATTTCTAAGAGAGTGTTGTTTGAAATCTTCTAAATATGTTTCTAAATCACTCACTGAAGTCCATTTTTCTATATCGGTAGCTTCGGCGTGACGGTTATAGACTATATATTGAGCCAACCAAAGCGGTAAGCCTTGAAAGCAGCTCTCACTATTGAGCTGATATTTCTCTGCTTTTTCTCTAATGATAGTACGGATATCCTCATTCGCCACTCCATTAATAAGGTCGTCTATACGTTTTTGAGTAGATACATCAATGCGATTAAAGTCCCAATGATTGCCAAATCGCATCAGAGGGAGTAATTTTTTAATAGCTTTTTCGGAGAAACTACCATACTCATTAGGATAGGGTTTGAAGTTTTTAAAACTTTCTACAAAGGATGTTTCGTTTAATTGTTTCTTTTTAGCAAATCTCTTTAATGCTTTTTCAAATTCAACTTTGTCTTTCACCGAATATAACAAATGCCACAATCGATATGTTGTATCAAAGGTTAGAAAGTTGGCTGGGAGTCCTTCTACTTTCTGCAAATACCGCTGAAGGTCATAACCTGTTTCATTCATAGGGTATTTTTTGGAGGAGTTATCTGCCACATCATACACATAGTTCCAGCGATAAGTAGTGAGCCATTTTTTAAGCTCGCTTTTAGCTGCTTTGTCTTTAATTTGAGGATTTTTTGCATGTAAAAAGTATTTCAGTAAACTTTCATTATCTATTTCTTTTTGAGACATCAAGAAGTTGAAGAGAGCCTCATAGTCTTGGGGTGTTTCAATAAACTCAGCAGTTACCTCACGGTCAGTTTCTATTTCGTAAATTCGCAAGTTTTGCAGCCATTGTAGCGCTCTAAACTCTTGGTAATAAGGATTAGATTTGGCACATACTTTTATAGGAGCATCTTTGCGCTCATTAGTTTCCTTATCTATATACGAACGCTTTTCTAAGGTACAATTGGCAATAGTAGATTTTTTGCTGCGCAACGGGCGTTGGTAGAAAATGATATCTTCTACAAACAGATGAAGGAAATCTTTTGATAATAGATTTTGTTGTTGCGTCTCGTTTTTGCGGTATAATTCTCTTATACAGTCCGCCAATAGGGTTTCAGTGAACAATTCTGGTTGAAGTGCTATTTGTTTGGTTAAAATAGCTTTTAATTCATTTTTATAGTATTTTCGTTCAATCGTACGAACTAATTTACCTTTAATCTTCTGATTGGGGTCTTGCAACAAATGATCGTAGATATAAGCACCTACAGTTTTTCCAGAAAAATCAATATCGTGTTCTGTTTTCTTTTTGAGCAAGTTCCAGTCGTTTTCTTCAGGAGCTCTGAAGGAACGTTTTTCTTTACCCTCTTTGTCTACTTTAATAGTGCCATCATCATTAAGGTCGGTAGTAACGATAAAATCACGTGTTTTTCCCTTCCAATCGTCCAAAGGGATTTTACTTGTACGACGGTATATCCAACCATTTTCCAAACGGATTGTATACCAAATCTCACCTTTTTTATTAGGAGCTTCAGCCTCTACCTCTACAACTTTTAAAGAGTGAAAAGCAACTTCTTTGTTAGGGCTTTCAGTTTCTTCTTCGCCGCGCAACTGGTAGTACCCTCTTTTTTGATTGAAGTGAAGAATAAGCCAAGCCAATTCTTGTTGGGTAATCTTTTGTGAAAGTGCTTTTTTACGCAGGTAATAAATTGTCCAATCATAAGGGATTTTACTCTCTTCGCCATTAGATTTCTTATAGAATAACTGAGGTTGGTGTTTTTTGAAATCCTCAATCATCTCATTAAAACTATTTGTAAAGATAAAATTCCCATTGTTATAAGCTATTTTGGGTTCAGCATTATCTATAAATTTACCATATCTTTTGGTAAAGTCTATTTGAGCATCATAGTGAGGAGGTAAAAAACCTAATATGTGAAGTACTCTATGAAGTCGCTCACGGCGAAGTAAATGCCGTTCTCTCAGGCGACGCATACTGCGATAAGTAGTTCTTTCGGCAGTTTGAGAAACTGTATTTCCTTTCTCAAAATCGCCTAATATACCCTGATCCATAGGGATAATCCTACTACCAGCAGCCATAATTTTTCCTTGTTTGTTTTCAAAATCTTGTTGCACGAGAGCCCAACCGATAGAGTTTGAGCCTAAATCTAAGCCTAATATGTGTTTCAT